AGAAAATAATCGTGGTGGTTATTTTAGACAAGCAATGAATATAGATGGCAGAGGAAATCCTCCTCAAGCAATAGTAGATTTTCCATTAGTAGAAATTAGAAAATAATGAGTAGAGTTACGAGCTTTCAGTCTAACTTTACGACAGGTGAGATTGATCCCCTATTAAGAAGTAGAACCGATATTAAACAATATTATAACGGATTAGCTTCCGCAACAAATGTTTTAGTACAACCTCAAGGTGGTATTACAAGAAGGCCAGGGCTTCAATTTGTTGGAACGATACCTTCTGCTTCTAATCCGCAAAGTGGATGTCGTTTAGTACCTTTTGAATTTTCTACAACACAATCGTATATGCTGTTGTTTGTTAATAATAGAATGTACGTTTACAAAGACGGTGTACTGCAAACAGGTATTAATGGTGGGAGTAATGATTATTTAACAACAAGTATTGGTTCAGCAAATATTGGTACAATGAATTGGACACAGTCGGCTGACACATTAATTATTGTGCAAGAGGACATGGCTCCTAAAAAAATAGTTAGAGGTGGCTCTCATGTAACTTGGACTATAAGTGATATTAGTTTTGATTTTACACCTAAGTATGCTTTTACTTTATCAACTTCTGAACCTTCGGGAACAGTTACCCCTTCTGCTGTTGATGGTAATGTTACACTAACAGCTTCCGCTAGTGTTTTTGCAAGTGGTAATATTAATGATTATGTCGAAGCAAAAGACGGAATAGGTAGAGCAAGAATAATTGACTTTGCTTCAGCAACATCTGTTAAGGCAATTGTCGAAGTACCGTTCTTTTCTACGGATGCTTTAGCAAATGGTGATTGGGTTTTAGAAACAGACTATGTAGATGCCTGGTCTGGTACTTACGGGTATCCACGGTCCTGTGTATTCCATGAAGGGAGATTATATTTTGGTGGTAGTAAAACATTACCAACAGGTGTGTGGGCTTCAAGAGTAAATGATTTTTTTGATTTTAATCCTGGTGAGGGTTTAGATGATGATGGAATATTTTTTAGTATAGACACAGATCAAATGAACGCCATTAACGGTATTGTTAGTGGAAGAGATTTACAATTATTTACTAGGGGTGGTGAATTTTATTTACCGCAATCAGACTTAAATCCTATTACACCTTCTAATGTTGTTGTAAGACCTTCAACAAGAAGAGGAAGTAAAGATGGGATACGCCCTGTTATAGCAGAGAGTGGTACATTATTTATTCAACGGTCTGGTAAATCATTACGAGAGTTTAACTTTTCTGATGTAGAGTTATCGTACATCTCAAATAATATTTCTTTACTATCATCACACTTACTTAAAGCACCCAGCGATATGGCTTTACGAAGAGCAACATCGACAGATGAAGGGGATTTACTATTGATTGTCAATGGAACAGATGGAAACCTAACAACATATTCTATTCTTAAAGGACAACAAGTAGTAGCCCCCTCTTCTCAAACAACCGATGGTGATTTTATTAATGTAGGTGTTGATGTAGATACAACATACTTTGTTATCAAACGATCTATTAATGGTTCTACTGTTTACAATGTAGAAAAATGGAATGATGATTTTACTTTAGATAGTGCTGTACAATATTCTACGGTAGCGGGAAACTTACCTGGTAGTACATCAATATCGGGATTAACACATTTAGAAGCGAAGTCAGTTAAAGTAATTAATAACGGAAGAACACTAGCGGATGAAACTGTATCCTCCGGTGCTATAACATCTGATGAAACTCCAGCAACCTACATTGAAGTAGGATTAGATTACACACCAACAATTACAACCATGCCTGTTGAAACACAATTACCTAGTGGCACAATTATTGGCATGAAAAAAAGAATACTAGAAGCAACATTAATTTTATATTTAACAGAAAACATTACGCTTAACGGTAGTGATGTATCCGTAGAAACATTTCCTGTTACTCTTGGTAGTAATAATATTTTTACAGGGAAGAAAAGAATTATGCCTTTAATGGGTTATGATAACCAAGGGCAAATAACCATTTCACAATCAGCACCATTATTTTTTACATTGCTTGGTTTGGAATACAAAGTGAGTACGGGGCAATAATGTTTTGGACAGTAGTAGCAGTAGCGGGAACAGCAGTACAAGCATACGGTGATATTTATCAAGCCAATGCAACAAAAGCGTATTACGATGCACAGGCAATGGCAAAAGAATTTGAAGGTAAAGTAGAAGGCACAAAAGCAAAAGAACAAGGCAATGTAGCATTGGCTAATCTTAATGCAACTTTAGCAACAGCAATTGCAAGAGCTGGTTCTGGAGGTGCTGGGTTTGAGGGATACTTAACGACATTAACGACATCTATGCGTAGGGCTGGTGGAGAAGAATTAAAACTAACACAACTAAATGAAAAATTTATTAAAGGCATGACTGTCTTTGAAGCATCGCAATTAAGACAAGCTGGAAACATTGCTAAAAAAACTGGATACATAAATGCTTTTGCTAGAATAGCTATGCAAGGGGCTAATATGAAACAACAAGGAATGTTTGATTAATGGCACAGATACCCGCATATAGAAAATTAGGCATACAAGGTTTTTCAGTACCAGGTACAAGTTTTGCTGGTTTGAAAGAACAAGCTAATATGTTCAATAGTCTTAATCAAAAAATTAGTTCTGTTGTTAGTTATGCTAATGAGCAATCATCTAAACAAATAATGAGGGATGCTGAAAAGTTTGCTGTAGAAAATCCTATTAGTGTAGATCATTTTTATGAAGCTAATCCAGCAGAGAAAGCTAAGTTACTAAAAGAGAGAGGGGCCAATGATGAAACAGTCAAAGGTCAAACTATTAAAGCAACATTAATGAATTTATTATCTACGGATATAGTCATTAAAGCTAAAACACAATTAAATCAAATTTATGATGAAAGTGTAGAAAACTTTTTTGATCCAACAGTTGCAATTAAACCCGATGCAGATAGTGTAATTAAAAAACTTAATGCTACTATACAAGGGTACACAGACTCACTAATAAATATTGATCCCGCTACAGCAATTAAATTAAAAGCAGAACTAGGTATTGCTGGTAACACACACTTACGAAATTTTTCTAATAAAGTTTTAACAGAAACAATATCTCAAAATGAAGCATCGGTAGAAACTTATGCTTACGAAGAAATTAATACATTAAAAAATATTATATCTGCTGGTCCTACTAATGATTTTAGCATTGATCAACAACTAGGAACTTTAAAAATAAACTTACAACAATTGTTAATTGATAATGGTAAAGGGGCAATAGTTGATACTTGGTCTAAAGCATTTGATAAAGAAGTTATTAATGCAAAGAAAAATTATTTATTTGAAAACTTTATTGATAAACCAGAAAACATTAACCCTTCTAAAGCAGTATCTATTTATAAAAATGTTTTAAAAGGATCATTTAATTTTGATGTTGATGGGTATAAAAGTATTTATGAAAGTCTACCAGAGGATAAACAAAAGGAGTTTAGAAACTCTGTTAAAGAATGGAAAGACAATGTTATTAAAATATTTGAGGATGAGGACAAAGCATTAGAATTAGAAAATACAGATGCTATTAGTAATTTAGAAGCTAGGTACTACGGTGCAAGATTTGATAATGATTTTGAAGAAGCAAAATTAGTTGTTCAAGAAGCAAGACAAATAAATGATAAATTGTTTATTGAATTATCACAGCAATTAGATGCGGATGATGATGGAGGGGAATTTGTCGATCAAGAGGTATTAGAAAATTTATCTAATGATTTATTAATAACTAAAGACTTAACACACACTAAAATACAAGAAGCAAGAGATGCTGGAAATATAACTTTAGATCAAAAAATTAAACTTGATGCAGATTTACAAACATCAAAAACAAAAGCCTTTCAAATTGGTGATCGGTATATGCGTAATGCCTTTGGGTATTCAGAAGCTACAATTATTAAACAAAATGTAAAAGACAGAGCTTCGGCTAATTTATACCGTGAAAAATCAAATGATTTACTAGATTGGATTAGAGAGCATCCCGATGCAACAAGTGCAGATATAGAAGCAAAAGTATTAGACTTAACAAGTAACGTCAATATAGATGCATTAAAAAAAATATCTCTTAAAGATACAAAAAGCAATATTAAAAATACTTACGGATTAGTTAATTCTAGTTGGAAATTATACTTTAAAAATTTTTATAATCAAAAATACACAGATATTAATCAAGAATTTCTAAATGACTCTGCTGGTATTGATATATTAATTGATGAATTAGAAGAATTAAAAGACATGGAAGAAGGTAAAGTTACAAAAGATAATTTAATCTTTCCAGATAAAAAATTTGCAAGACCTAGAATTAACGGAAAGCCCGTTACCAATGATCAAATCAATTTAATAATTGAAGAACTAGAAATATTACAAGAATTGTTGGAGGATATGGAATAATGAGTAGCCTAGAAGAAAACCTAATAAATT